GGTTGTTCAGTGTCCTGATATGTACGACAACGCGCAGCAGACCGGATACATCACCGGGCGCGCCGGGGATGTGTTCTCGACATCAGAGCGTATCGACTTTTCTTTCGGCGATCTGTGGGTGGTGATGACCGACAGCCTCGGAAATTACCGCGGGCGCTGGCGGGCTTATCCGGTAAACGGCAAAGCCAAGGCATTCCAGGCCGCAGCTGATACCTTCGATCTGAACATTTATGACCGCAGCACGGTGCAAAACCCTAGCCGGTATTTCATCGCTACCGACTCGGAACTTAACTCGACAATCTGGCGCGTCGATAGTGCCAAACCCAACGGTGACGATACTCAAACCCTCTCACTCACTGAGTATTCAGACTCGATTTATCCGTAACACACAGTAGTAATTACCAACCTTCGCGCACACCATTAGATTCAATTCTGAGGGATTCGTGCGCCTTTTATATAGGGCGACATGCACAATGGCAGAAGTTCCACTCCCAACTCCGACGCAGGTTCCGGTGCCAAGTACCGATATCCGCAATGCGGTATTTGCAGGCGCGAAGCTTGATGAAGAGGTAACCGGTACCGGCGAATTCTATACAGATCGCCTTGGTGTGAAACGCCTGACGAATACAGGAAGGAATAATCAGTTCAATGCTGCGCAGCAGGACAGAGCTAACCAGTTTCAGCAGTTCCTCCTTTCATTCGGTTACGTTTTCCTCGGCGACTACGAAGATGGTCCCTTTCAGTTCAGTGCCCGTAACCAGTACATCCGTTATAACAATCAGTATTACTGCCTGAATGCTGCTACTGATGTCGGCTTTACGACCACCGGAACCGATGCAGCCAGCTTTGCGAACGACGTTACTCACTTTGTTCTGATGGATGGTGACACGCTTCGCCAAAACCTGGGTTCAGGCGAAGGCTTTAAACTGATTGGACAATTTTCCAGTGTCGCATCGCTCGCAGCGACATCCGGTAGCCACGGAGACCGTGTGCTGGTCAGGAGCTACCATGAAGGCGGCAGTGAGGGGGGCGGACAATTTGTCTACGATGATGCACGGGGCGACGAGAATGACGGAGTAACGGTCTTTAATGGCTGGGTGCGTCAGATTGTTAATAATACCCTGACGAATTACGACGCGGGAATTATCCCGTTTGATGGGTCAGACGCGACAAGCAGATTAAGTGCATTATTTAATAATGCACCTGATGGAACACATTTATATATAATTGGGCATCACCAGATATCTGGCCCTGTTACAATAAAGGGTAAAAATGCGCTAACATTTCATAGTGATTACGGTGCAATCTCTGGTTACGAACGCAGGGAGTCATGGGTTTGGGGCGCTGATTCTGATTTTGAATATGGTTCTGGAAACCTTGGTATTTTGTCTTTTTTTAACTGTCACAAAATTATTGTAGATGGGCTATTCATTGACGGCGCTCATTTGCAACGCCCCGACTCTAAAGAATGGGGTGATTGCATGTTCAGGTATGAGCATTGTACCTACATGACAATTCGGAACTGTAAAGGTGACGGTTTTGGCGGGTGGGGTATTTTTGGTCTTTACTCTGACTATGCAGATATCCACAACAATGTGATATCACGAGTATCCCGCCAGAGCGGAATTAACGCATTTGCCTGCTCAAGCTATAGCAAAGTCTACAACAATACTTTAAATGACGTGGGTCTGTACGGTGTCGAATTTGAAACATTTGATTCTAAAGCCGACTCAGTTACCTATGGAAATCAGGCTTACAATAACGAGATTCGGGGGGCAAAATTTGGGCTTACTGTGGTAGGGAACCATAACGATGCCCTTATTTACAGTAACAAATGCTATGGGTGCCAGACTGGTGTATTTGCCATTAAATATACCGGAAAAAATATCGTCATCAGTGATAACTCGATCGTGGACTCAATGCGCGGTGTGCAGGTCAATGCATCAAAGAATGTCCTTACGCTCAGAAACACACTTACGGTTAACGAGGTTCCCGCGTTTATCATCGATGACCAGTACAACGCGGTGCTTGATATTACTGCGGACAGAATGGCGTTTTACAGCATCAACTCCGTTCGCGCCGGTTATCAGATTCAGATACGCGGCGTAACGTATACCGTAGCGTCATCAGTACAGGACCCGACGAGAACCGATTACCAGGCACAGTCTGGCGGTCTGTACCTGAATACGCTGACTGCTGCCCTGGCGGCTGACGTGGAGCATTGCGATAACGTTTATGTGTCAACAACCAGCCTCGGAATGACACCTTACGGCTTTGGCCTGAATGTCGAGCGCTCATCGTCAGCGATTGTTGACGGCTCTTCAAATAACCGGTTCATCAGCAATCTGGCGGCGGGTAAAGTGGCGGCGGGCTGTTTTACTAACTCTGTTTATACGGATGTTTCAGCTATTAAGGAGTGGTGGATTGATAACCAGACTTCACCATCAACGGATAACCCGTATACGTGCCGCTGGATGCGTTTTAATCAGGGGGCAAATGCGGCCATTAATGTGCAGGGTGCGCGGCATGATAAGCTGTCGTCTATATTTTCCTCGGCAACTAACGGCTCCACCCTGAATATTTTCGGCAACCGTATTTTACAATACGGGTCAAATCTGGCCGTTGCATCGGGCGGCCAGTTCCCGCCGCATTATTATATTTCTGAAAGCCCGTTCGCAATTGTCAGCATTAAAGTGGTGCTGACGAACTACTCCTCATCAGAGGATGTATACCTGCGGATAAACGGGACAGAAAACATGGTGAAGGTTGCCGATGCAAATGCCTCTGAAACCGCAGTGGTCAGCTACACATCGAGGAAATTATTTTTCACCTTATCCACTGTGGGCCTGATGTATTTCAGGCTGACTACCGCCAGCAATACCGCGAAGGTCAGTGGTTACTCAATTGAAATCGAAATTATGTGAGGTTACAGATGGCATTTACCTTGGTTAAATCAGTTACCGTGCTGAAACAGTGCCCGTCACTGTGTAATGCGACCCTGGCGCCTGAACAGGAAGATATCACTATTACTGTCAGCGTCACCTCGCTGGAATCGTTATCGGGTACGTTCGGAACGGTCAACTATTCCATTACCCCGGAAGGCGGAACGGCTGGGCACGGAATGTTTGACTTCACCTATTCAGGCACGGGCAATCCGATTGATGAAGCGGAAGCGGCATTAAAAGAGTCCCTTGAACCTGAAATACCTTAGCTTTCTAATATGGTCAGGATTCCGACCTGATTTACGCCTTACCCTCTCATCACTACATACAGTGATCCCCATGGGGGTAAGGCATGCGCATGAGGAATTTACCGGATGTGGCGGCGGGAACGTCGTATATCACATCCACCGTTAGCGGCAGCTACTGGTTGCTGCAACTGCTCGATAAGGTAAGCCCCAGCCAGTGGGCGGCAATCGGCGTTCTGGCCAGTATTGTTTTCGGGCTGCTTACCTACCTCACCAATCTGTATTTCAAAATCAAAGACGACCGGCGGAAGGCACAGGACTATGAGCAACAAAGCTAAGTTCAGCGCCGCAATGCTGGCGCTTCTGGCCGCTGGTGCATCCGCGCCGGTTTTGATGGACCAGTTTCTGACAGAGAAAGAGGGCAACAGCCTCACTGCGTATAAGGATGGTTCTGGCATCTGGACAATTTGCCGTGGGGCCACCCGGATTGATGGTAAGCCGGTAACGCAGGGCATGAAGTTGACGCAGGCCAAGTGCGGTCAGGTTAACGCCATCGAGCGCGATAAGGCGCTGGCATGGGTCGATAAAAACGTTCACGTGACGTTAACTCCACCTCAGAAAGTCGGTATTGCCAGTTTCTGTCCGTACAACATCGGCCCCGGAAAATGCTTTTCTTCGACGTTCTATAGCAAATTGAACGCAGGCGACCGTAAAGGTGCATGCGCGGAGATCCGGCGATGGGTGTTCGACGGCGGCCGGGATTGCCGCTTAACCAAAGGACAAAAGAACGGCTGTTACGGGCAGGTTGATCGCCGGGATCAGGAAAGTGCGCTGACGTGCTGGGGGCTATACGAATGAAGGGAAAAACCAAACTGGTAATTGTAGGCGGGGTGCTGGCGGTATGTGCTGGCCTTTTCTGGGCTGGGTATCTGAAAGGCTGGTACGCGCATTCTGAGCAAGTAAACAGCCAGGCTAAAGAAAGGCTACCGAAGCAAGAAAAGGCTGTAGCTGCTGGCGAGCAGAAGGCGGCGACGGCGAACGCCGAAGCCAAAGTGATTTACCGTACCGTTTATCGTGATGTGGTGAAATATGTCAATGACCCGAATCGTACTGTGTGCAAGTTTGATAGTGACGCTGTGCAGCTGCGCCAACGAGCAATCGACGCGGCCAACGCCATCCCCGGATTTGATGAACCGGCCGTGCAAGATAAGTAACGCTGGCGCCGATAGCGACGCTGATCTGCTGGCGGATACACAATCAGCGGAATGCGTGCGGGAGCTGCGTACCAATATCTACCGGTGGCAATCGTGGTATCGTGCGACTGAATAAATATTGAATTTAGGGTATGATAAGCGTCAGAAGATAGTCTAAAACATCGCCGTAACTTATTGTTTTCATGTTGCTGGTTTATTGATGTATGTTCGGATTTTTTTCATATCTGATTGATATTTAATATAATCACCACCAATTTAAAATCCCTCGGCGTTCGCGCTGTGCGGGTTCAAGTCCCGCTCCGGGTACCATTGGGATAAAGCAGAATAATCAAAGCAATAAGCAGTGTCGTGAAACCACCT